GTAGGATATAAATCTTTAATTTGTCCTGATAAATAACCGGCATATAATGATATACACGATGTCCCATAAGCACAAAAGTGACAGTCAAACCCTATTGTTCTGTTTTTGTTTTTAGATATATGTGAGGCGATATCTGTTCCATCAGTTGTCCTATCAAAGTAGTATTCAGGGATACCACCTAACTTTTCAGTTGTAATTGTTATGAAGTCCTCTATATTTCCTGTATGAGGATTAGTTCCTTGACGCTTCACAAATAAACCATAATATAAATCTTTATCTGTATTACCTCCTCCTGCTATATCTTTTCTACTTTCATCATAATAAAAGAATAGAGCATCACTTCCCCATGTTAATTGACCGCTTTTAGGATTTGTATCAGGTAACCCTATTCCAATAGCATCACTTTGTCCTTCATCATATACGGTGATATCATCATAGGAGTAAAAATCTGTTCCTAATTTATTCTTCCAGTGATCTACTCCTGTCCAGAACGAATCCCTAGCGTTTATATGTAAAAATCTAGCATTCTTGTTTGTTATACCTGTCTCATAGGTTGCTTCATTAACTGTTGGTGAGTCCTCTAATAATATACCCTCAAAGAGTTCAGGATATTTACCTTGTATGATAAAGAAGTCTCTTAACTTATTTAGATTTTCAGTAGTCCAATTCCACGATGTAACTATTTCACCTTCATTATCAGCATATTCTATTTCATTTACAATATAAGGATTAATCATTTGTTTAAAACTCCAACCTGACTCTTTACCTACAACTCCTGATATTCTATTCGCTTCTGTATCTTGATATATATCTCCACCATGTAAGGTTCCTGCTGTATCTGTATCAGTTGTAGGGGGTTTTTGCTCTGTCCAATCAAAAGGAGTGAGATTGTTATAATCCCCTAATGATAATGTATTTCCATTATTATATCCTATATATCTGTATCCCATCTCTTTCATAATTTTTCTCCCTGCCTCAAAGAGTTCAGGTCGTTTAATTCCTATTGACTTAAAACCACTTAAATAATTAATAGCAGTTTGTTCGTCTCCTCTATGATAACTATCATCATCAGGATCTAATGAGTTCCCTTCTATGAAATCTACGTATGCTTTCTTCTCAACAGATACTGATGTTGCTGTATGAAACTTTTTATAGGTTTCACCTTCTGTTGTTGTTGAGACTATAACTTGTTTCGCAATAAACATACTAGAATTATCAGCAAACTTATCTAATGGTTCTACGTCTTGATGTGAGGGTGTAGGATCAACAGCAGTTGGATAGTCATCAGTAGCAACACTTCCTACAATATATTTGGGTTCTTGTGTTAAATTTAATTGGTCTGTAAATTCACTTGCTAAATCACCTGGTGAATAGTTACCTGGTTCTACTCCTATCTTTTTTGTTTCTTCATACTTAACATATTCACTCATTGCAGGGTCTCTTCTTTCTAACCATATTTGAGCGTCATCAACAGAGGCATAATCATCACGACTAGGTGTATTATTTCTAGTTTCATCACCTGTATCTTCATTATAAAGAGTTGCTCTTACATTAGGGACAAACCATTTACGAGGTAATCTCTGTGTATGATAAGATATATCCTTTTGATATAAAGTATATCGTGAGTTATCATTTTTCTTTTTCCAAAAGACACTTGTATAATTTGCTCCGTGTCCTGTTCCTGTATTACTAAAACCTATCCCTGTCGCTCCGCCCGCCTGACTAGTAAAACCTGGTCTTTGTGCTTCTTGATAAAAATAGGTATCCGCAAGACATCTTCTAAAATTGTTAGAGTAAGCATACTTAAATACATTTGTTTTATCTGCTGTCCTTATATTAAATCCTGCTTGTGCGTTCGCCCCTGTGTTCTGACCGTGAGCGAAGCAATCAAAAGGAGGTCTTACAATATCCCCTGCTCCTATCCAACTCTCGGCGTAATGATTATCTGCTGCTAATACATTAAAGGAGGGGTGAAACAATCCCGTCCAACGATGTTGAGTTATGGGTCCCCTAGTTGTGTCATCGTAAAATTGTTGTTTGAGAGCATCAAATCGTCTAGGTAGATGAAAGTATCCCTCACCATTTGTTGTCTTATAATAAGATATATTAAAATATGCTTCATTATCAGATACATCATAAGTAGATGTTTCTCTCTCTACTACTTCACAACCATATACTTCTGCTACTTGTCCGTAGTTTTCAGCAGGTATATTAAGACCAAAGTAATCTTGAGGATTGATTTGTTTCTGATATTGTTTTTCAGTAGATGCGGTTAAATCAATAGTTCTCCCTGTTTTTCTACCTGTGAGTTCTATTGTATCTGCTCCACACCCTCTTCTACTAATGTATCCACTATGAATAGATACTTTATCACCTTGATTTAAGGTAATACCGACTCCTGTTTTATTTGTGTAGTCACTTTTATTAGACGACTTGTTACCACCCTTAAACTCTTCACTTTGTTGCCTACTTGCGTCTATGAGTATTGTGTCTGCGTATGACATATACTATGAAAAACATTATAAATTTAAAAGATTAACTTATCACCTGATTGTTTCACTTATGCTAGGAATGACTGAACGAAACCTCCTTTGAGAGTAGTGAATTTAATAGTCTCTAAATAGGCACGTAGGACATAGTTATTAGTCTTGGTTGGTAGAGCATTTAGAGTGAAGTAGAGTTCTACACCACGACTATTAACACGCTCACCCTTATTAAGTCGCATAGCACACCAGAAAGCACTCCCACCTAGGAAAGACTGATAATCATATCCTTCTAATCTTTTTGTAGTAAGAGATACACCTTCACGTGAGAACTCTTCACGAGTAGAGTAAGGAGTTAGACCTTCTGCCTGAACTAAATTATGGAAATGACGAGCATTATTATCTACATCAATAGGGAATAAGAACTGATTATTGTATTTAACATTATAGGTCGCTGTATCATTTTGATACAATCTAGTGACACCACTTGGAGTGATTGGAGGACTAGTCTCAATACCAGTAGAGCGTTTAGGAGCAGTCGCTACATATTTCATTAGAGGAGATGTATTTGCCGTAGCATCTTCATCACTGAAACCCCAAAAGACCTTGGTAATGATACGTCCCGCTCCACCTAGATTTCTAATCTGTTGAGAGGTGTTTGCTTCATCAAACGATAATTTAGATAGTCTGTAATCTACATACGAGAACTGTAAGTTCTGATTTGCTTGGGCGTAAGCAATCATCATCTCTTGTGGGTAGTATTGATAATCTGCGAACATTTTAGTCTGTGTAGAGTCTAATTCTATCTTATCAGCACCTGCGAGAGTAACACCTTTACCTGCCCACGCACGAAGTCCTGTGAATGCTTCGGGGTGAAGTTGTAATTCTAGTTGTATCTGCTCCTTCATCATATATAGAGGAAGTTGATTAGTCTTGAGGAAGGGGAACAAATCAGATAGAGCGATCTGCCATGTAGGGCGAGTCGTCCATGTAGCATCATCAACATAGAGACCCATCATAGGAGGCATATCTTGTTCGTCGTCTGATGTGTAAGCACCTGGTTTCGCAAAGAAGTTTCTACCAGTATCCCAAGCAAGACCTCGGGATTGGTCGCTAGAAGTCCCTCCACCCTTATCATCATCACCAAGAGCAGTAGGTGGTTCAGCACTAGAAAAAGCATCACCTTCTAAATTAAGAACAACTTTCTTTGATCCTAACTGACCTGTTAGATAAGGAAGACGCTCACGTAATGCTTCACTACTCATAAACTGTGATTTATATGCCTGAAAGTGAGAAAAGTCATCTACTTCACTTAATGTTTGATTACCTACACGAAGAGTTGCTCGCTGGATTACAGAAGCAATACCAATATTAGGAGGTAAATACACTGCTTTTGTAGGGTCTTTAAATCCTAACTGTATCTTTGAGTGAGAGTGTAAGATACCTTTGTTTTGTAATACGAAACGTATGTAAGTCGCATTATGAACTACACTATCTAATACATCAGTATCTACTGACATCTGGACATTTGTAGGAATACTACCTATTTTAAGGAGGTCAGGTATCTGACTTGGAGATACAGATGGAGCAGTTTTAACTACATCACTTACTTGGTCGGGCATAGCAGACATATCCATTTTATAATGAGTATTAATAAAAAAATATAACAAAAAATTATTAGTTTTAGTGAGATATATTTAGTCTAATAACAAACTATAAATTAAATTAGGAGGAACTCTATGTCTTAAATCTAATCTTTGTTTTTTATTTTTATAAGAACCACTTAACCAACAAACATCAGTTATATGACTACCATTCTCTAATACTTGACCGCATTCTTTTTTACATAATAACGGTTTAAAATTCTTTCTGTTAGTCCATATACGAGTTCTTTTTTTGTATCCATAATCAGCATATCTACAATAATCAACGATATAATAATTTAATCCTCTCATACAAGGTCTGTCTTTTAATCTTGATGTATTAGGGTTCTCTATAAACCATACTTCAGGTTTAAAATAATTAATAATCTCTAATGTTTTTATGACTAACTTATCACATTCTTCTATTTCTTTGTTTAATATTTCGTGTGTTAAGACTTCACCATGTAATCTCTTTGGTTTTCTACCTATCCACGAGTAGTTTAAATGACTATATCTATCACACGGAGGACTCGCCCATATAATATCAAAATGGTCTTTTGGATATACTTTATAATCCCATAATAAGATATCTTTATTAATAGTTGCTCTACCATCAATATCTAATGAAACTACATCATAACCTAGGGAATCACAACATTTACCGAAACTATGTGTCCCACTAAATAATTCTAAACAGTTCATTTATAAAAGGTAATAAAAAGATATCTTTTTTTAGACTAATCAATACTTACCCTAGGGGTTGATTGATAAATCAATACTTACATCAAGACTTGTAATCCAGCACCAGAGTATGCGATAGTCTGTTTAGACTTTGCGAATAGATATACAGCGTGAGGAGTATCACTTGTAAGTCCCGTAGTCATCTGGACACCGAATGCTTGTGTAGAGAAATCAACACCGGCATCACTAATCGTATCATAGGCAATACCTACACCGAAGTTATTACCACCATCAAGAGTAAGGACATCACTAAATGCTGACTTCTTACCAGAGGTTCTATTGTTTCTCTCAAATGTATTTACAGATGAGGTTTGTAGGCGGTCATTATCAGGGAAAGCACTTACACTATTAATAAAATGACGAACAACTTGACTATCTACTTCTTTGTATTCTAATCCATCAATACCTAGATAATCAATATCATAGTCTAATGGGAACTTACTACCACCACGTAAGAAAGTTAGTTTTTCTATGGGAGCATCAGTATTATTAGATGAGTTAAATAGAGGAACAGTTGCTAAACCATTATGAGAGTAGGAGTTGATACGAGATGATGGAATAAAGTTCATAAATGCTCCCATTACACGTTTGAGACCTAGATTAAAGTTAATAATCGCATTCGTGCTATTTACAGAGGTGAAGTAAGTAGAGATGGAGTTATACTCAAAAGTGCCTCCCGATGGAGGATATGATTGGAGTTGTTGAGGAGTTGGGTCAATTGTTTCTGCTACTAGTTTTACATCACTTAACTCATAGAAACTATCTGTAAGACCTGTTGTATCACCATCAGGGTTAGTTGCTTCTGCTGGTCCCTGTTGGACTCCCGAGTAGAGGAAGTTAGTATCAGGAGCAAGATGAATTTCTATTAATAGACCTTTGAGACCCCATGTAGAAGAGAGAGGAATGTCTGCTGTGCCTGAAAATAAACCACTTGATAGAGGAATACAGAAAGAGTTAGGTGATACAGTCTGTGCTGGATTATCAATAACCGATTGCTTGTAAAGTAAGTGATTCGGCATAATAAGTGATGATTGAGTTAGATGAGATGTAGCATCACATTTTGAGGTGATCTGCGGTAAGTAGGACGCCATCATACGATTATAGTATTTAATATGCTCTATAACCTGATGTGTCTGTTGAGATTTAATAACTAGTTGGTCTATTGCTCCATAAACACCTAATTTACCTGATGCTTGGAGTTCATCATTTGCTCTTGGGATATCACTAGCAGCATTATCTTCATTTAACTTACAACGAAATTTACCACATAGGCGAACAGAACGACTAATCAAAAGTCTATCTTGTTCTCCAATAATAAACGATATGACTGGATTACCATTCTTAAATGAAATCTTACCATCAGAGAGGACATTACTGGGGGTGATCTCTATGTTATGATTGCTACTCATTTTATAAATAAACACAATATAAAAAAATTGTTAAAAAAGGTTAATAAAAGATATCTTTTTTTAGACTTCTAGGGATATGTTGTTGCCCTTAACGACCATACGTCTCAAATGAGCAACATAGTTACACCATAACTTATTACGAGTAGGTGCTTTGGTTAGGCGAGGGTCAGCATTACTTTCACCTTCATAGGCGAGTTGCAGGTTAAAATCTTTACCACGAGTATCATATACACCATCTTGGAGAGATAATGCTCTACCAATAAACCAGTTTTCGTGTAGATGTCTGAAAGAAAGAGGTCTTATACCCGCCATAGCGAGTGCTTTCTCACTCTCAATCGCCCACTGCTGGGATAGAGTGCGACCCGAAGCAACTCCTTCACAATCAACCTTACGAGAAGGATTGAGTTTGCCGTCATAAAACAACTGATAATTAGTGAGATTATCACCAATACCAACTAATCCAGTTCTTTGTGAGAAGTGTGGGACATATCTAATTTCAGCAACATCTGTATCTCCACTTGCCTTATCAGTCCCATCTAGATATATCTTATCACAGTTGTAATTGTATCCATACGTTAATGATACAGCATCAGTAAAATCAGGATAATTAGTGCCTGTATGTGCTACCGATGTAGAGTCAGGTTGAGATGGTGTCCCCTTAACTAATGCCCTATCAGAGAGTGATGTAGCATCAGTAGGGACTGATAGGATTGCTTTCGCCCTACTTTCTACAAGAGGTAGTCGCATATTAACTTGTCTATCATTTGCTAATGCTGAATACTTGTAATTTCTGTAGGATAAGAAGTCATAATTTAATGCTCCACCTTGTTTCATCATACCCATTAGTTTTTGAGTGTATCCTTGGGGCATCTCTACCTGTTGGACGATCAATTCTACATCACTTAATTCATAATCAAGAGTTCTTACTTGTGCGTCAGTAGATTTATCTAGGGAGCGAGATACCATAACCCAGCAAGATTTCGCTTCTGTTGCCCCTCCTACGATACGATTATTGTAGGTTGCTGCTGTTCTTGTTACAGCAGTTTCTAATGTAATTTTAGTAATACCGAACTCACCACCTTCATCGGTGCCTGCTGCTCCATTATTGTAAGGGAAGTGTTTAATAGAATTTATAATCATATCACCATCTACACCTAATATGACAGCATTACCGTTAGTAGTCCCTGCTTCACCCCTAGATTGGTCGTTAGTCATATCTACGAGGTCAAATGCTTCACCCACAGCGAAGGGGAAAGTTTCACTAGAACCTTGTTGATTATCACGTTTTACATAGATCGTATCTACTGCTCCACCGGGTGCGTCCCATGGAGTAGTGAAATCATCATCACCACTTAAACTATGGAAGATAACCTTTTCATTTAACTGTTGATTATCCGATACTTGTGACAACGGAACAATACAACGAGGAGCATCTTCTAGTAAAATCTCTACACGAAGACCATCAGTAAGCATTACAGGGAATACTTTATCATTTTGGAAAATACCTGTATGTATCGGGAGTAAGCACTTGACTTTCTTGCTTTCGTGTGCCGTAGAAAGAGTATCACCGGCATTAGCATCATCAGGGAAACAGTTAAAATAAGCGTTTTCAGTAAGATTATTAGTTTCACTTTCATTACCACTTAATGTCCCACGAGACTTGGGGTTGTGTTGATTACCTCCTTCGGTTAATTGACGCTTATTACGAAGACTATCATTTTGTTCGTATGAATATCTTAATGCTGTAAGAGTATTGTAATTTTGTATTTCTTCTAGTAAGACACCACCTGCTCCCCCAGAAAATACACGGATATCACGAATGACACAAGAACCACCCATCTTATCAAGCATAAATTTACCTTGATGACCTAGACGATCATCTTTAATTTTTACATCAAATCGTAGGTAGGTTTCTTTTGGTTGGATAAAATTAACGTTAGGCGGTATATGAAAATGAACTGTTTGTTTGGATAGATAATCTAATCCATTCTCTGCTGGGACACTAACTTTGGTCTGTTTTACAGGGATCTTATCATCTGATGTCCAGAAACTCATATTTTATAATATGAGTAATTAAAAAAAATAAAATAAAAAAACTTACATATTATCCCCTAGTTATTATTTGAGATTAAATCTACGTTTATATGCTGCTATATTTTCCTTTCTACTAGTAGATGTGCCCCATAGTATATAATATGACAAGTAACCCGCCCGAGTATAATCACCAGTCTGTAAGTCCTTTTTATGGCGGTCTCTATATCGTTTGCGTTGCTCTTTATTCTTTGTTAATGTATAGTCGGGTGCGCCTGCTTGACCGAAGTAAGTGGTCTTTTTTCTACCATTATCTTTTGTAAATATCGCCATTAACTTTTTATTTGGTTTCGTTGATTTTTTAACAACCATAGACACCATTTTATGATATCTTTATATTTTAAAATGATCCTGAAATTGAGTGTAAAGTATCTGTTGCTTGTGATGCTACTTGACCGATACTTGTTGCTGCTGCTCCGATAGTGAAAGGAGATGGTTTTTTAACGAGTTGTTGTGCTGCTACTGATGTTTTCTTATGAGCATCTTCTAAATGACCTACTAAATCACTTATAGCACTACCTACACCTAATATACCTCCTACAATTGCTAACGGAGGGACTGCTAGTCCTATTGTATCTAATGCTCCTGACGCCATGGATAGAGCATTACCTGTCTTTTCTGCGTTATTATCACCTGCTAAATGAAAGTGACCTCCCGCCATATCTTCGGCAAAACTTTCACCGGCACTCACCGCACCGAAGACTGCTCCTGCTTTTGCTCCTAGTTCAGCACCTGTTTCTGCTAGACCTCCTACTTTTGACCCCATTTTTTGTAGCATAGATACAGGTTTTATATCTTCGGTTGCTTCTCCCGCTGCTCCTTCTACTGCGGTTGCTTCACCTGATGATGTTGCTCCTTCACTACCTGGTTGTCCTTCATCAGTAGTTTCTTGAGATGGTGGTGGTTCTGATGGTGGTTGTGGTGGTTTTCGCCCTGCAAACCCTGGTCGTGGGGGAGCAGGTAAGTCATCAGGTATGAGATTACTTTCATCTGGTATTTGGTTTAAGTCATATTCAGGAGCAACTTCTCCTGTTGTCGCATCAAATGAAGAAGGTCTGGCGACACCTTGTTCTCGTAATGCTATTTCACTCTTAATATTCTTTAATACTTCTCCTTGATGAAGTGTATCTGCTTGTTTTGCTTGACCTAGAAGAGTATCAAAATTACCTTGTTCTTCGGCAGTTAGAGGAGGACGCTCACCCCTTGCTATTTGTCGTTTAATTACACCTTGTCTAGCATTCTCGGCATTAAAATTTGGAGTTAATTTTTTAACTGCTCCTTCGGGATCATCTATCTCATCACCAGTTAAATTAAATCTAGGAACCCATTTCGCTGCTGCTTCGGGGTCAAACTCTGCTGGTTGTCCCATACCTAATACACGGTTCGCACCTGATAATGCTCCTGTTTTTAATTGTGTTAATGTTTCACTTACACTTGATGATACATCATCTAATGAAGGCAACGCCTCTGACGCACTTTCTGCTAGACTACTTACTCCTTCTCCTACACTAGTAGCAGTTCTCTGTGCTAATCTACCTAATTGTCTCCCACGATTTATACCTGCTCTTATACCAAAATCAGTCTCTTCACCTGTTCTACCTAATCCTTTCATATAATCTAATTTATCATTCTTATAAACATCACTTAATACACCCCTAGCATCACTTAATCTTTTACCTACTTGGACGATTTGTGTAGCATCAAAACCTAATTGTTTAGGGTCTTCTTCTTCTTGTCTTTCTTTTACTCCTTCTTGTAATTGTGATTGATAAAAATCTTTTTCATCATCTAAATGAGATAGTAATGCTTGGGAGCGACCCCTCATCTCTGATAGCATATTGTTCTCTTGCTGAACGCCTGCCCCGAACTCTGACATTTTATACAAATATTAAATATAAAAAAAGATATCATTTTTTAGGTTCTTCTATGTCAGGTTTGGGTGACATATTAAAATTACCTTGGGCGATAACATCTCCGTATCCTTGACCGCCTACTGCTATCTTCTCTGTAAAGTTCTTATAAGCAACTGGTGGATTTTCAGTTAAATCTAGATATAAGAAGTCATATTTTTTAGGGGTTGCTTTACGATATATCGCCTCCATGTTTGCTGCTCCACCAAACGAGTCACCCATCTCCTCAAAGATCTTTGTGAGTTCTTTTACATTAGGGAAAGGACTACCTATAATCATATGTGTTGCGTTACTTCTTATGACTGGATTTACACGACGATAGTTTTGACTACTCATTAATAATAAATCTATACCATAATGCCTGAAACGACTACATAATGAATTTATCATAGGTTCTCTACCATTTTTACCTTTAAACACACCGATAATATCATCTAATATTAATGCGATAGATGGTCTCATAGATTTATCTTCATAACTACTTTGGTCGTCTATGATACCTTGTAGTGTTTCATCATCATAAGTATCAAAGCAAGTTGCTGCCTTACGTAAGAAACGTGATGTCTTATCATTATGGATTGTAGGGGAGAATACAATAGTTTCATCAAAGTAGTCTTGACCGTAAAAGTTAGAATTTAGTAGGAGGTTACTAATAATTGTTGATTTACCTGTTCTAATAGGTGATATCATAAGGAGTAGAGCAGGTGGTTTAGGGAGGTTAGGGTGTAAAGGTCTATCATCTGTATCAGGTAATGACTTCACAGGGAGTATCTCTGGTGGTTTTGATTGATCCATATACAGATACTAGATATTCTTTTTTTGATACTTTAACTTATTGGAAGCATACCGCCCAGACATCATTAGGATCAGGTTGGACTGCTTTTGTGATACTCTCATATACTTTCTTTTCTTGCTGTGCCTTTGCTTCATCTTGCTTTTTTTTCTGTTTTCTTGCCTTACGTTTCACTTCATAGTTCTCTATTGCTTGTTGTTGTAGTAAGATAATATCTTCATCTGATAGATGTCTCATAGAAGATGGTAGTTTAGAAGACTTTTGTGGGATAGATTTAGCAGGTGATACAGGTTTAGATTGTTTTTCTTCTGATTGTTTTTTAAATTCATATTCTTTTTGTTCTTTTTCTATCATTTGTTGTTCTTTTTCTTGTCTCTTTTTTTCACGTTCTAGTCGCTTTGCTTCTTGTTCTTCTTTACGCTTTTTAGCATTTGCCCTACGAGTTGCGAGTGCTTTCTCCCTTGCTTTCTTGAGATGTTCTCTTTGTTTTGCTGATGGGACTTTCTTTTTTTTAGTAGGTGGTGAAGGGGGGTCTTCACTAACCTCCTCACTAAATATGACCTTCTCATCTACAATCTGTTTGATTTCAGGTTCTTCATCACTTACATCAAGACCTCCTACATCAGGTGTTTCAGGTAGTATAGGTTGTGGTTCTTGTTTCATATTTTTAATGTTATCTATGAGTGTCTTATCCTCTTCACTAGGTGGGAGCATATCTGACGTTTGTTGTTCGGGGGATACAACATTTAAGTCCATCTGTTATAAGATAGAAAATATAAAAATAATATAGAAAAGAACTTATCTATTTTTGTCTATTTGAGACTATCTTTCTATTAATAGTCTTACCTTTGCTTAATGTGAGTGTTGCCTGATATGTAATTGTATGGTAGTTGAGCGACCTAATACCGTCTCGCTTATGACTTCTTCGGTTTTATCTACAATCTCACACGTAAGGACATTAATATCAAGAGGATTTGGATTATTGAGTGATAAGTAAGTCATATTCGCAGGTTCATAAAATATTTGTCCTTCTTCATTATCTTGTCCTGATGGGAGTTGTGCTATAATCTTGGAAGGGATACCTTTACCAAAGTTAAATGATTGATGAGTGAATTGTGGTATTCTTACAAATAATGAACCTGATAAATATACTGGTTCAGCATCACTACCCATATAAAATCCATGAAATGCCCCCGGTGTATCCGTAGGCGGGTCTGTATCTTCATTAGTAGGAGCATCAGTTAGTAAGTAATCATAACCCATACCTCTTTGTGATACAACCAAAGTCCTATCAGGGAAACCAAGTAAATCTGTCACATCACTTGTATTATTAGAATACACTCCTTTAATTGTATTATTAGAGACATCAGTTGATGATGGGACTAACACTAATCCCATAGCATAGGCGATTGCTAAACCAGTTTCAGTAGCGGTGCTTGGTATTGCAGGGTCACCTTCACCTTCTCTAACAGGGGGATCTTCTCCTGTGGGACCAGCAAGTCCTACATATTGTTTTTGAGCGGTTGTTAGAGAACTATTATAACAATCACTAAAATCTACATTAAGAGCAATTTGTCCTGTATCCATACCTCCGTTTAATTGAGACCGACCCCAGAAAGAACTCCCTGATGTAGCACTTACACCGCTTTCTGATATTTCGGGATATGTATATCCATTTACTTTACCATTACTTAAAAGTAGTCCATCTTTATTAATACTCTCATACTTTGTGAGATTTACAAACTCGTCTTGTGTTACTACATTTACTTTGGGATATAATGCGTGAGTATTTAATCCTGTTGGTTTAGGGACTTTATTACGAGTAGGTGTTCTTGCCGTAGCATTCGCATTACCACTAATAAATACACGAGTATCAGTTAAATAATATACTGCTCTATTACTGTCTTCATAAAATATTGTGATATCTTCACCGCTTACTTGTATGCTTATTTTACTGGGGTGATAGTCTCCACCACCACTAGTCTTCGTCCATCGTGACCCCTCAATCATAGGGGAGTAGTCTTGTGTTCTACTGCTGTGAGATAGGGCGGGGGTAAAGTGAGCATCTGTATTCGTCCAGTATTCTACTTCTCTCATTACCATAGTCCCATCACGAACCACAGAATGATAGATCCTGAATGTAGAACCATTATAATGAACCATATAATCAAAGAAGGGGACTAGGGGATCGTCCCATACAAAGTGTTCGGGTTGTTCTCTACCATCACGAGCAGTAGGTCTTGTAAGTCCTACTCTCCACCCACTCGTAGCATTCTCTACGCTCCACTCCATAATACCTCCTCTTTGTGATAAGGGAGCATCTTGGATTATACCTAGATTATGAATACTATCATCAGCATCACTTTTACTACAAGTATATTTATGAGTTGATAAATCAAAAGTAAAGAAATCTGTTTCATCTATCCATTCTACCATATCGCTAATTTGAGCGTGATTATCTACAAGAGTATCACTATCACCTTGTTCTAGGTTCATAATAAATCCTTTACTATATACACTATCACCCATGTCACTAGCAGGTTCTACCCAGCAGTGACGAAACAAATCAGGGTGTGATATATAATCATCAAACGATGCTGATAAAGCATTCGCCATACTTCTCATATTGTATTGACCTTTGGGTATAGGCATAGGGATAGGATAGTTTGTAGTTTCTTTAAGTGATAAATTAGCATCTTGACCGAACCTAGTTCTTAATAACTGACCGAAGTAAAATGAGAAACTTGTATTACTCCCTATTTGGAAATGCTTATTTCTAAAATATGAGGCACTCTTGAGAGCAACTTCACTATTTGCTGGGATACGAAAGACTGGATTAATATTATTCGTAAATGATGATGGTTTTTGGATACCTCTCACAGATGAAGTGCTTGTGAGAGTATCGCTATCATCGGTTTCTTTAAACCCTGCTTCACTATATTTTGTCTGTGCTGAACTACAAATAAGTAAGGACATTTATACAATTAATCAACAAAATAAATAGAAAATTAAAAACTAAAAGATATCATAAAATATGCCTTTGGGAACTAAAACAAAGACAGTTAAAAAACCTGTAAAGAAAGTGAAACCTGTATTTAGTGATAATACACAAAGTTTTAATAATGTGACTTCTCAATATAATGTTGTGAAAGGAGTAGAAAATGATAAGCGTATCAATCCTGCTAATGTATTTGAGGGGTTTAAATCTAATAAAGCAAAAAAAAAGATGTCTTCTAAATTAAAACAATAATATTTAGTTATGATTACAAAATGGGTAAAATGGTAATCATATAGTTACCACTATTCGTGATCTAGAAAAGTTCGCCATGAAATATTCACTTGACCCTGAAAGTATGCTCCATCAGAAAGGCGGTAATCATATTGTTACCTTCTTAACCATTCTCACATAAGTAATTATATCTTGACCGATGGTAATCATATTATAACTTATTTAAAGATAATTTATGTTATACTCACTATGGAGCAGTCCGTTAAAACTTATACAAAAGAAGAGAAGGAGGATATATTTGAGGTAGTGAATAGTATTCATTTAAAACTGAAAGGTAATGCTAAAAAGATAACTAAACGTAAATTCGTTCATACATGGAAAAGTGATGGTAAGAGTATGGGTTGTTATGATTTATTTATTAAATTATATGAGAGTGAAGGTGTCTTTGATAGTATGAATGAATGGTTTAAACAATATGTAAATGATGATTATATGTCTCCCGATGAATACAGAACTAAAAAAATGGTGCCTTATGCTAAACATAGGAGATATACTGTCTGGAGAGATGAAGAAATACAAGAGTTAGAAGATGAACTAGAAAAAATTAAAGATGGTGAAGGATATATATCTACGGACGATCATAACAGAGAAGTCAAAGAGTTAAAAAAAGAATATAAGTATTTACAAGATGAACTAGAAGACACTACCATTAAGTTAAACAATCGCTATAATTTAATGGAGGAGAAGTATCAAGGTAATATGAATAGATTAGAAGAACAAGTGAAATTTTATAAGTCCTTATCTGATAAATATGCGAATATTAGAGACTAAATAATATGTATTTAATTTATATTTAAACGTTAATCTCCTTTTATAATTATGTTAATTACTCATTATGAATGAAGACAATATTTATAAATCCTATTGTCCTCATAATAATCCAATCTATCTAACTCATTTTTGCCCTGGTTGTCGTAGAGTCCGAGAACTACAACAACAAAAAAGATATGATAATTATTGGTCTAATAAAAGAATACCCATAGAAGAGTTCTTTACTAATTATTTTAAAATGTATGATCCATCACTTACAAGTGAAGATAAACTAAAAATAAGGGATAATGATAAGTTTGCTTCTTTAAAAAGAAGTAATAGTGAAGAAGAACTTAAAAAAGAGTATTACAAACTCGCTAAAAAATTACACCCTGATAAAGGAGGCACTACTAAACTATTCCAAAAATTACAACAGATATACAACTTACTACTCGCTAAACTATAACTTACTCCTCATCGCTAGATACTACGTTCGCCCCTGGATACTCTTCATATATATGATTGCTATCCCTTAATTCAGTTACTTTGTCCCTTACATAATCTAGAATATGATATTCTAATTGACCGACAGGATTTGTGATATAATTATTAATAGCACCATCTATTGCCCTTGCTACTTCTTCGCATACAAAGTCTGCTTTCTCTTGATAATCATACTCATCAAAGTGATCTAGTTCTTCATCTAGTAGAACACCCTCTAAACACTCCATTATATATGAATACCCTACTCGTATATCAAACTGACTACAACGTGAGTCCCTGTTATGAATGACTGGATTTTTGAGTTCCTTATTATCATTAAGCATTTTCTCGTGTAGATGATGTCCTAAACTTAAACGAGTCTTGAGATCCTTAATCTCTGCTT